TTCTCCATCAAGCAGTTCGTCTTCCTTGAATGGGATCTGACCTTCGCCTGGATTGGTTGATTTCTCGAAACTATCTGTGCCATAGCCTTTGCCTGTGCCGGCTTTAACAGCGGCGTCACGGCTATTGCCCTGGCGTGCCTGTGGCTCACTGGTGCCCTTTTTAACTGTGCTGTCTGGGGTATTGCTGTTCTGGCTATGTGGTTCTGTTTGATTAACGTCGGCATCCTTGCTATCGCCCTGACGTGGTTTGGCTTCAACACCACCTTTTTTGCGGCTGCTGTCCTGAGACATGGCACCACCAGTAAAGGGGTCGATTTCCACAATGGGAGCATCCTGGCTGTCGCCTTGTCTGTTGGCGTTCATGGATGTGCCGTCATCGCTTTTTCCGCCGGCAGCTTCGTTGAGTTCGTGAGCCTTGGCTTTTTTAGCTTCCATAAGCTCACGGATTTTGGTTTCTAGTGACATTATTGATCTCCTAAACGGGTTCGTATTATTTATAAAAAAACTTAATTTGATAGTTGGCGAATAAAGTCTTCAAACACCTGGATTTTAACTGCACCCAGCTCTTGGCTAGATGCCTGTTGAACAGCTCTACGGGCTCGATCATAATCACGCTCGACAAAACGGCCTTCTACCATCATCCATTCTTTACCTTCCATGATGCCACGGACAAAGGCGTCAGGGGCAGAAGGGTCAGCCACGATATCTGCAGCTGTAGCTAGATAAAAGTCGTCCTGGACTTCGTTAACACCTTCCTTGGTCTGTTTCAAGCTACCCATTCCACGAGAGCTGACACCCAGTTGTGCGCCTTCGTCGATCAGATTCTTGACAATGCGTCCCATGGGGGTCTCGGTCATGATTTTGGCACGACCGATATAATTGTTGCCTTCTTCGCGAAGCCCAACAATCATATGACTGACGCGGTCCAGATTGATGCCTGGACCGTCGGGATGACCCAGCTCGCCAAAGGCACGCTTGGTATCCACATATTCTTTGACGTAGCGCTTTACTTCGCGGTCCATGGTCTCCTTGCGATAGATGCGGCCATTTTTATTGGCAACCTCGGTCTGCAGGAATGGACCTTCGATGAAGTAGCTCTTGCCACCATCTTCTTTTTTCTCTGTGAGGTATTGAACCTCTTGTACTGTTTCTGTGATCAGCTTCATGGATTATACTCCAACGTTGGTGTCTGGTCCAGCATAGCCGCCAATCTTGCGCACATCCAGTACCAGCATACCACTGGCTTCAAAAGACACAAAAATGCTGCTGGTACTGCCCATGGCCAGTGCTGGTATGTGTTGACTACCGGGATATTCACTAAAGCCATGCAGATCCAGGATCACTGTACCTGAACTACCACCGCGACGCACAGTAATGCTGGTACTGGCAGGTGAATTGTTGTATGCGTTAGAAACACTGACTGCTAACAGACTGGTTGTTGAATAGGCAATCTCATCAGCAGCGCGCAGGCTTAGCAGTGTTACTGTGGCGCTGTCTCCATTCGCACTGGCATAAAAATGTATGACTGCGCGTTGGCGGTCGTTTTTAATTAACGTGGTTGTTACGGCCATTATTGTTCTCCGTCTCTAATCTGCTTGAACGTCAGCATTGTGTGCTCCTAGCTGTCGGGCAATGTCCTGTTTGCGCTGATCCAACACATCGGTCAACTTGATGCCAATGAGGTCATGAAAAGTTTCCTGTGCCTCTGCGTGATCGTCGGATTCAATGCTGTCCAACATGGTTCTGATAAGTTCTGTGCTCATAGTTTAAATTTCCTTAATTCCATTATGTTATTTATCGCGGTATTCTCTACCATGGGATTGTTGGGATCATAGGCAGCTGGTCCGTCCTGCTGACTGTTGTCTGCCGGACCCTGAGGTGGTTGTCCCTGCTGAGCCTCTTGCTGTGCCTGCAGTTGTTGCTGTAGTTCAGTATCATTGGCAATGTCGGTCTGCATGTCATCCCACTCTTCTTCGGTGAGTTGCAAAATTTTGTCATACACATACTCACGACTGAAGTAGGTGCCCACAAAAGGATTGATGGTGTTCAACAGATCCAGACGATTGCGCAGTATTTCGCTTTCCTTGGCTTCTGTTATATAGGCATCCTGGGTAAAGTTATAGTACACATCTTCTTTGATCTTGTCCCAGTCCTGGGCACTCATGATGCCCTTGAGCACCAGCTGAGTCTTCAACAGGTCGTCAAACAGTTCACTGAACTTCTTGCGCAGACGACTGATGAACTTGCTGAACTTCAGTTCGTCTCTGGTAATCTCGGCCTGGCGACCAAAGTTCATGCCTGTGTCGGCCTTCATGCGGCTGGATGGCACATTTAAACTCTGATAGAGTTTGTTCTGAAAGTATTGAATGTCGTCGATCTGACCCAGATTCTGTCCACCCTCCAGGGTGGTGATTTCCGTGCCTTTGCCGCCTTCGCGACGTGGCATCCAAAAATCTTCCAGCATGCTCATGGTCTTTTTCTCGTCACGCACTTCACCAGTGGTGGCATCATAGGTTACCTTGTTGCGATACTGATTCATGATTGACTTGACATACGCCTCGGCCTTGGCCTTGGGCAGGTTACCAACGTCAATGTAGAAAATTCTGCGCTCAGGGGCGCGTGTCATGCGGTAGATAACCAGACTGTCTTCGGTCATCTTCAACTGGTTTACCACCTTGATGGCTTTCTGCAGGTAGCCCATGACCATGTTTTTGTCCAGATCCAGGATGCCGCTGCTGACAAAGCAGATGCTGTCAGGACTGATCTGCAGTCCCATGCTCTGATTGGCTGTGTTGGGCACAGTCATCATCAGGCCTTTTTCGTTGTAGATGAAAAATTCTTCAATCTGGTCAATGAAGTCCACACCAGTCTTCTGATCCTTGAGCTTCTTGACCTTGCGCACCTTCTTGATCTTGCGTGGATCAATGTAGCGCAGTTCCTGTATGCCTTCTTTGCCCTTGGTGGTGTCCACAATCTTGTGATAGTAAACCCGGCCGTCAATGTACCAGCGTTTAAAAATGTCGTGACTCTTGCTGTGGAAGTCCAGCAGCTTGAGCACGGTTTCAAATTCTCCTTCTATGAGCTTTTTAACACTGCTGCTCAGCTCCACCTTTTCCAGGTCCAGCTTGACAACGGCTTCGTCGTCCTGACTGGCAACTGCTTCATTGACGATATCCTCAATGGCATTATCACAGTCGGGATAGGCCGCCACATCGCGATAGCGTGAGATTAGATCGTTTTCGTTCTTGGCTGCAGCATCAATGTCCATGTAGGTGCCGAAGAAGCCACTGGCATTGACTGTCGTGGCTCCGTCGTCATCCTGAGGAATCACGAAACTCTGTTTAGGAGCTTCGGGTTTCTTTTTGCTGAGCGTGTATCCAAAAAGCGATAGATCGGCCATAATGTTTATTTCACCGTTGAATTATTAAATATTGAAACCAGTGGCTATTGAACCCAAGCTAAATGCTGTATCAAAATTGGTGGTATAGTACTGATACTGGAATGTCACTGTATAGGTTTCAATGGTGTCATTGTCGCCGTAGTTCAGTGTAATGTCCGACATATCAATGGGAAACGCATCAACGATCTCGTAGTTCTTCAGAGGTTGGTTGTTGCGGTCCAACTGAGTAACATACAAGGGCTTTTGATAGTCTCGTGGATTGGTACGGCCAATGTTGTTTTCCAGGCCATTCATACCATCCATCCACTTTTCAAAACTATTACGAATGACAAAACTGGCGTCGTTCATAATGGTTATTGACCAGGGAGCGAAGGTGCGTTCGCCGGCAAATTTTACTTCGCGGCCGCGATATTGTACAATGGTGGGTGCCACCACACTGCCAGGCAATGCTGCTGCACTGCACAAGAATGAACCCTGTGCTGCTGCAGCGCTGCCTGTTGCTACATAATCAGGAAAGTTCATGGCCACAAAAAACTGATTGGCGCGTGCTCCGCCACCAACCAATGCGGTCTTGAACTCATCCACGTTAAAGATGGATCTTTCTGCCATTTTTTATTCTCCTGTTAGATTAAGCGCCGACTTCTTCAAACGCTACACCTGTGCGTGTTGCCACGAAACTCAGGGTAATGTAGTTGATAGACTTAGCTGGTTTGATGTAAATGTCTGCAATGAATTCGTTGCGGTCAATGACTTCGCCGGTGTTATTTGACTCATCGCATACAACCTTGAAGTCATAGATGCCACGGCGTCCTTTGACATCACGCAGGAATGGCTCCACCAGGGCATTGAATTGTGAGCGTGTAAACGCATCATTGAACTCGAACAACTGGAATTTGGCTGCAGTGGCAACTGCCTTTTCCAGCACAATGAACAGACGGCGTACATTGATGCGATCAAAGGCGCTGGGTTTCTGAGTGGTTGTCTTGTCGCCGAACAACAGGGTGCCCAGACCAGGTTGTGTTATTACTGGGTTGACTTGAAAACGATACAGATTGTCTCGGTCAGTCTTGTTGGGTGTCCAGTTCAACTTGACCAGATTTTTAATCTGACCGCGGCTATAACCACCTGGGCTATACCATGGGTCTGTGGTCAGGTCGGTGCGAACGCACAGGCCAGCAATATCGCCGCACAATGGTACATAGCGGTATACGTCGTTGTAACGGTCATATTGATACTTCCAACCACTGTCCATGACAGCATAGGTTGAGTCAATATTGAAGTTGGTGTTACGATCCAACACCACAGCAGCCGCAGTAATCAGATTGGCTGAGCTTGGGCTGACAAATACCACACAGTCACGGCGCACTTCGGCAACGTTCTGAGTAACATAGCGGGCTGTGGAATTGTCACCAACAACACCCACAACTGGGATCAGACTGACATCAAACAATTCGGCATTGGTTAACTTGGCATACTCGATTTGCATCAAACCATCGGTTGGTGTACCGTCTACGCCACCGGCAAAACTGCGAGTGGGAATCTGACTCAATGAATTGAAGCCAGCGCCACCCTGTCCAGGCAATGCACTGCCCCAGGCCAGGCTATTGGCCACACTGCTGGTGATCGATGTAGTATGTGAACCCCAACGAACCCAGTTTGAGCTGGCGTTGATGTATTCCTTGTAGTAGGCCAGGCTACCAGAGGCATTGAATGCATCAGTGCCTTTGCTCAGACCTTCGTGCACTTCTATTACTGTGTTTGGAGTACCGGTAATCAAACCATCTTCGTCAACCACCACAATCGCCAACTCATCATAGATGGTGGCATTGCTGCTGGCACTGGCCTTGCTCAGGGCTGCACGGGTGTTGCTTGGACGGTTGGTGATGTTCTGCCAGTATTCCCACAACACAGTGGCTGAGTTGCCAACGCTGGTGCTGGCACCAGTGTCGTTTTGGAATACAATGCTGGTTGCGCTCAGTGCGGCATCTGCAGTTGTCTGGAAACGGTATACCACGCCGCTGATATTAACTTCGAGGAAACTGCCCTTGGACACCGGACGTGCCAGAGCAGCAACACCAGCACCAGTGGTGGTAATTGAGCTGACAGTGATGTTAAAGCTGTAGCTGTTGTAGTCACATAAACTGACCTTGAGAGAGTTACCAAGCACACCTGGATAACGGGCAACAAATTCTGTGCCTGTCAGGGTGGGTGCTGTGTAGCTCAGGGCTCCAATGTAGTGATCATTGTTTTTATCCTGCACGCCAGTGCTGGTTGCGGCTGCTGAGTTAACCGCAGTAGTACCAACTATGCGATTGACCTGCAGGTTGTTACCATAGGCCAGGAAGTTGGCTGCGGTGTACCAATATTTAAAGTTGTTGTCGTCGGGCTTGCCGAAAACACCAACCAATGCTTTTTCTGAATCCACTGTGACGAATTGCTCTGCTGGACCCCAGTTGAAACTACCGACAAAAGCGCCGGCTGTAGTTGCAATCTGTGGAACGAAGAGGCTAACGTCGCGTTCTTGGATGAGTACGTTAGGCGAAACTTGGAATGCCATCTTATTCTCCTTATATTAAACCGGTCAAGAGTAAATCAATTCTGGTATCATTTATTTATAAGATACCTGGTTTAGAGCCAGTTTGACTGGGACTTTTGAACAGTCCATAGATCTCCTCCTTCGAGGAATTGTTCTTCTTTGACTGACTCGGTTCCATCATCGATGAACCCAAAGGGAGTCAACTCGTCTTCTATCTGCCGAATCTGGGATTCGTACATGGTTTCACGTAGATTCATGTTGGTGAGATCACGAAAATATGGGTTGGTGGTCAGCCAGCCAAACAACACCAGTGGCATGACCAGATCGTCGTGGTATCCTTCGTCGGCAGCATAGCTGTCCTTCTTTTCTACAAAGGTTGAGAATTCGGAAATGATATCCTTGTCCCAGATCAACAATCGCTGTGCTTCCACCAGAGTTTTAAGCTGACTGCAGCCCACGCGTTTGACCTTTTTATCGGTGCGCACACCAGGCTGCGTTGTACGCCCACCAAATCCGCCGCTCACAACCTGACCCTTGGTACCGTCGCGGTTGACAAACAGCATGTTTTCATACTCCAATTCGCCGTACATGATGTCGGCAATCTGCTGCCCATTGTCATTGATTTCCACCAGGACATAGGCATTGTTGTAGTTTCTGGCTACTGTGTGAATCATTGTGGGATATAACAATGGACTGATGCGATTGTCACGATACTTGGCAACCACACGATAGGGACTGACAGTGATGTCCACAACCACAAAGGCTGAATAATCGCCGCCCACGCCGCGCGCAGTATCCACAACAATGATGTAGATGTTGTCGTTGCGCACCACCTTGCCTTC